CTAGCCCTGTCAGGGCCTTGCGAGTACCAAATCTCTGTGCGCTCAGTGTCAGTAGCGCCCTGCGGGAATCCCCACCGAAGGCCAATAGCGAACACAATGCTTGTGGTAGTTAGAGATGTTAGTGCAGGCGGTGGCTCCGTCTTGCCTACGATCTGAGTAAGCATGCTGGTTGCAGGGATCGACCTAGCTCCCAAGGCGTTTACAGCACGGACACGGGCTAGATATTGGCCCGAGTAGGCCCCTCGAATATCCACGCTGGTCGAGCTAACGCGGCCTATACGGACCCAATCCATATCATCACGGCGCCATTCCACTTCATACTCAATGGCATTAGGTGCAGCGTCCCATTGAATAGTAACGTCAGTTCGTGCGATGGCCTGATCGATGACAGAGAACGAAGTAATCGTAACGTTCGCAGGAGGAGCCTGCACGCTAGGAGGGATTACGCTAATAGGTGGCTGCTCTAGTCGCGTGCCATCATCGATATAGGCGAACTTGTCGCCACGATAGGTAAGGCCCGCGATTGTGTAGGTGCCATCCTCGTTGTCACCAACAGCGATGCATCGGAAGGTCTCCGCAACTAGCTCCGTCTGTTCAAAAATGAAAACCCCTTGCTTGGCCGGGCTCGCTGACCAATCGACAGTGACAGTGACAACATTGCCTACAATTGATTGGATAGTCCTTTCTTCGATCCTGCCAGTAGACAGCATCACTTTGATCTTATCGCCAGTAATAATGTCATCTGGCACAAGATCAACAGTAACCGTATCGGCTGTGTAGGCCGAGATGCGGCCACCCATACGCTTACCGGCACGATTCCTATTGGAAACGTTGAACACGTCGCCAGGAGATACCAGTACTCCTTCAAGGCCAACTTTAAAGCTTACAGTTTCAAGCTCAATGTTCTCAGAGATGAGAATATGATTACCTATGCGCTGGGCCTGCCCGCGAGAAGTGCATCCAATAGCGGTAACCTCAGTCTCTTGGATTCCATAGCGGATCAAGCCGGGACGATATTCGACGCGCTCAACCTTCTGCCGCCCCATATCTGACTGATCCGACCACGACACAAGCGCAACCGTATGGCGCACCTTTCTTGCAGTACCCTCATAGTTGAATTTGCCGTCAACTACGTCAGCGTTGGTATAGCCAACCGAGACCTGCTTAGGCATATCAGCCGAGGCAATCATCTGACCTACGGCGTAGTAGCTGACTCCACGGAACACAGCCGCCAAGTCCTGAAGCACCTTATAGGCGTCAGAACGGGTCTGCATGTAGACGTTACAAGTAAATCGGGGCTCCTGCCCGCCGAAGCCGTCAGACACCATCTCATCGCAATACTGACCGATTTGGTACAAGTTCCAAACATCAACCCAAGCCGCAGGAATATTATTTCCTAGGCCAAAACGGTCATTGGTAACAATGTCATAGAACACCCATGCAGGATTATTAGTCCATGCAGACTTAAAGGTTCCGTTCCACACCCCATTGGTAGTGCCAGGGCCAGTAGTCGCATATGTCCTAAGCTCAGGGTCGTAGTTAGCCGGAACCTTGATGATTCGGCCATAAACATTACAGGCGATGGTCGGTAGGCTCTGGAACTGCTGAGCGTCCACGGAGACAGCAAGGAGCGCGCTATTCGGATAACGTAGCTTTGCGTCGATAATCTCAGTTAGGGACTGAACTCGCGTAGTGTCAGCGATAGTAGATGAGTTTGCGTTCGGAGTAGTGCGGCGAATACGGACTTGCCACTGACTTCCCGCAGGCAGGTCAATGCGATGGCTACGCTCGTACTGAGTAGTAGTCTTCCCGGTAAATGCGCTATTTAGGACAGTCGTAAAGGCGCCGCCATCGGTAGCAATATCAATGGCATATTCCACTCTATAGCCAACCGTGTCGCCGTTGCTTGTGTCTACCTTCTGCAAGGAATCGACCGCCACGCGAACTCGGACAGCGGAAAGGTCAGAGCCAGAAACCGTGCGCACAATAGGCGTATCAGCACGAAGCTCTACACCTACTATTACCTCATTCTCAACACTAGGAAATCCAGGTATATAGGACTGATCCTGAGTGCCGGAGCGGGTTTCAACGGAGACATTCTGGAAATTGAATGTACCGTCTCCATTTTGGAGAGGCGTACCCTGTAGGTAAACAGACCTATACCCATTAACTAGGCCGCGCATTTCTCCTTCACCAAGAAGGAGAATGGTCTTTGCATAGGATATAGATCGAAGGCTATCCGGCGACTCTACAGGCGTTCGACCCGCAGTAGCACCTTTGCCGCCAGCGCCAACGATAGATAGGTTTTTGCTTTCCAAGGTGACCGCCAGTTGTTGGTTATGCGTTTGTTGCAATATCTTCAGCGTAGATTCCGCCACTAATGATAGCACCGCCAATAATCAAAGGCCCACCATAGCAAAGAGGAACTGGGTTGCCCTGGGCTTGGGTGTTGACAGCACCGTCCATCGAGTAACTTGGCTGATTGCCAGGATCATCCTTTGCGCCAAGCCCCTTTGGCTGAGGGGAGAGCATCTGCACCACGCCGCCAATAACCATCGATAAGCCAAGCGATGCGGCTGCACCGGCATAGCCACCAGCAGCGAATGCCGCGCCTACGCCGCCCGTATAGATCGCAGCAACAACGATCAGAACAGCCCCTACGATTGTCTGCAAGGTTCCTTGCCGCTTGCTACCTTGGATAACAGGAGCAATGCGGATTTCACTGTTACCGGCAGGATCAGAAAGTCCATCTTCACCAATATTTCTATCGCCAATGAAGATAGCAAATGTAAGTCCATTTGCCTTTGAATCGGCTAGGTACTTTTTGAACCCGGGAACCTGCACACACAGCGCATGGATTGCCTCACGGGTATTGGATACAGCTAGCTCAAACTCACGACCAAAACGCTTGCGCATCTGCCCATAGAGTTTGATCTTCTTCAGCGGCTTATCCATTCGGCATATCCTTATGTCTCACAATGTAGCAAGTTCGCTCAGCCCAATATCCTCCGTAGTTCTCCCGCCGCGAGATGCGCCCGTGCAAATGGTGCAGGATTTCTCCATCGCCAAGGTACACGCCAGCATGGTTAGGAACCTTTGAACGAACATTCATTAGGATAATGTCACCGCGCCTAGGCTCATCTGTTATTTGGAAGAATCCCTCAGCGTTAAGCCTATCCATGCTGTAAAGCTCTTGGCCTTTATCCCACCAATCATCTTCCCGCTCATATTCAGCAACTCGGATTCCGTATTCACGCCACAAGAAGTCCTTGAATAGTGTGAAACAGTCCAGAATTCCATGAGCAAACTGCCTGCCCTCTAGAGGAGCCTCAAACCCGCAGGGCTCGCAGTAGCCAACAGGGCCAAAGTTAGGCTCCCCATCAACTTGCCCAATGCTCAGGATGTGCCAAGGAAGTTCAGATAGCTCGCACTGAACACGGTCCGCATGCGATGGTTCACTAGGGGCATTAGGATGGCTGTGGACAACTGCCAAAACCTCTCCCACGTCCTCGGCGATAGAGAACTGCTCTCCACTTATGCGGAAATGCTCTGACCTATTCTCATGAGAATTCTGACAAGGAATGTATCTCTCCCCATCTTCGCTCATTACGATAAGCCCGCATGATTCATGCGGATAGCACTCGGCGGCGTGTTTTTGCGCTGCTTCCAATGTTGCAAGTTTCACATTAGCTCCGGATTAGGCTTGCAGCAG